GATTTCTACACCAGCAGAATAAAGAAATGATTTTTCTTTAGAGGAAAGTTATATAAAAATCGCGAGATTTCTACACCAGCAGAATAAAGAAATGATTTTTCTTTAGAGGAAAGTTATATAAAAATCGCGAGATTTCTACACCAGCAGAATAAAGAAATGATTTTTCTTTAGAGGCATAGGGCCGCTGGTGCTAAAAATTACATAGACAAATTAGTGTATATACTTGTAACACAGAAATATATCGGTAATTGTCAGCAAATTTTAAGTACAGCAAATTAGCCAAACTTTGTTAAAAGGTGGTCGCTGGTGGCGGTTAATATGGTATATTTTGGTATATTTAGGGATATTTTTAAGCAATAAATCAGCAAAAACGAAGTAAATATAATATGCCAAAATCTAAATTACGCCTTGATACCAGGCGAAAACTTAAAGACGGCACCTGCCCCGTGCAGATTGCAGTAGGCTACGGAAGTAACCTATACCTGGCTACCGGTATCTACCTGGCCCCGGAAGACTGGGACGGGAAGCAGGCCACCGGAAAAAGTGCCAAACGTATTAACGCTGTCCTGGATACGTTGCTAACGCGCACGTCTAATAGGATCCTGGAATTACGGGAAAACGGCCAATTTGGTAAACTTACCAGCCCACAGCTTCGGGAAATGCTTACAGACCTGGACCTGGATAGCCCTACGGTGGGTGTTCCTACTGTTGGCGCTTTATTTGAAACGGTAATAGCCACGAAGGAAGGCGGCACGGCTACGCTGTTCGGTCAGACGCTAAAAAAGCTGGTAGCCTATTGCGATCCATATACGCTGCGCTTTGAAAAAATAACTAAACTTTGGCTGGATAATTTTTACGCTTCGCTGTCTGGTCTGTCGGTAAACTCCCGTGCTATGCACTTACGTAATTTGCGTAACGTCTTTAACTACGCTATAGACGAAGGGATAACTACTAATTACCCGTTCCGTAATTACCGCATAGTATCCGAGGAAACGGCTATGCGTGTACTGCCAGTAGAAAAAATGCGCCAGTTGGTAGCACTCCAGCTATCCGCATACGATACAGAATACCGCGATATATTTATGCTGTCTTTTTACTTGGTCGGTATAAATATGGTGGATCTTGCCGGGCTTACTAAGGATAATGTAGTGGACGGGCGTATAGAATATCGCCGCGCGAAAACAGGTAAATTTTATAGTATCAAAATTGAGCCGGAAGCCCAGGCTATCTTAGACCGGTACAAAGGCAAAAAACATCTGCTGGCGCCATTCGATAAATACGAAAATTACAAAGACTATACGGCGCATCTTAACGCTGCCCTGCGTAAAATCGGGCCAGCAAAAAAGATCGGCGGCAAAGTTCAATACACTAAAAACCACTTGCCCGTTATGGTGCCACTGGAAGCCGCTATAACTTCATACTGGGCGCGGTATAGCTGGGCTACCTATGCTGCCGATTTAGACATACCCAAAGACACGATAAGTGAAGCCCTGGGCCATAAATACGGTAGCGCTATTACGGGCGTCTATATCAAATTTAGCCGGGATAAAATCGACGCTGCAAACAGGCGCGTTATAGATTATCTATTAAAAACAGCCGCCCCCGCATCAGCGAAGACGGCCACTACTTAGAATTTACGTTTTAGATACAGGAAAAGCGCCCATAGGATAGCCGCCAGGCAGCACAGGCGGCCCAGCCAGATAAAGCCCTGCTGGTGCCACTTTAGCTGCTTTTCGATATATACCGGCCTATCTACTGCTACGCTGTCGGTGCGCTCTATAAAAACCGTATCGCGCGTTACTATATTTCTATATAGCGTGTCGGTGCGGTTTCTGTATCTATAGCGTATTCTTTCGACGTACTGCGTAACGGTGTCGTCTTTCTGGAAGACGTAGATACTATCGCGCATAAATACGCTATCTCGCTGCATCGAAGCCATAAATAGGCTATCCAGGTGCTGCCGGGTTACATACTCGCTGCTGCTTTCTTTCTTCACTTCGGAAGCCCGGCGCTGGGTGGCACAGCTCGCCAGGATCAGCGCCGCCAGGATAAATAGTAAATGCTTCATTTTCTAAACTCTTTTTCGACATCGAAGCACGGGCACAACTTGTTAGCAAATTCGTAGTGCCCGTAAATTTTGGATTTCGGGATATTATACTGCGCGCGCAGCTTTGCTACCAGGTCAGCTATAGCCTTCTTTTGGGCAGGCGTGCGCGTATCCTTCGGCTTGCCGTTAGCGTCTAAGCCGCCCACATAGCTAATACCGATACTGTGCGCGTTGTGGTCTATGCAGTGGGCGCCGGATATATCCAGACTTCGCCCTGCGTGCACGGATCCGTCGGCATAGATAACAAAGTTATAGCCTATATCGCTAAAACCGCGTTCTTTCACGTGGCACGCCCGGATAGCTTCTACGGTGCACGGGCGGCCCTCTTTCGTAGCCGTGCAGTGTAGGATAATTTCAGTTATTGCCCTTCGCTTCGTTGCTACTGCACGGGGCTGGATCTTCGCCCAGGTCTTAGGCCCTACTATGCCGTCTGGTGTTAGTCCGTTGGCACGTTGGAAGTCTATAACGGCTTCTTCTGTGAGTGGGCCGTATATTCCGTCGGCCAGAAGGTTTAATGCTCTTTGAAGGGCTTTAACGGCTTCGCCCCGGCTACCTCTTTTAATTGTTTCCATTGTTTCTGTTTTTGTGGTGGTACTCGTCTTTTTCCATTCCTTTAGGTATAGGCTGCGTTAGCAGGTTGGGCGGTTGGCGCCAGGGGCACGGCCTATCATTGCACCGCACGCGCTCCAGTTCCAGTTCTACGCGGGCCTTGTAGCGTTCAAATTCCAGCTCTATAGCTGCTTTGTCCCGTGTCAGTTGTATAACTTCGGTGTTCAGCTTTCGTACTAAGTTAGTCTGCTCTGCAAACCGTTCCTCTTTGTCCTTTAGCTGCTGCTGGATAAATAAGTTAGTTTGCGATAGCGTCGTAAATTCTTCGCTGTCGGCGTGCGCTTCGGCTATACGTCCTTCGGCTTTGCGGTTTCTAAACCATTTAACCAGTTCAAAAATGCCCTGGCCGCCTAACACTGTGCCTAAGATTGTACCTAACAGTTGCCAGTCCATTACAGCTTTAGCGCCTCCTTCGCTACTTTTTTAGCGAAGACGCGCCACGCCTGCATTTCCCGCATTTCTGTTTTGGCTTCTTCGTCTTCCTGGTTAGCCAGGAAGTTGTTAATAACTGCCTGCATCTTGTCTGCCGGGTAACGCTCACACACGATAGCATTAACGATCGGGCCGTAGCCCCATACGCCAGGCCCCAGCGTTACGCTTTGGTAACGGATAGTGTAGCCGTCCACGTCGCAGTCCTGCACGTTAAAATTTATCGTGTGCTGCACTTGCCCCAGCCTTACTTTTTCTACCAGCGCGGCGGGGCTTACGTTTGTGTAATACCATACCATAGTCTTCTAATTCTTTGGATAGTAAATAATTCTTTAATTTGTATTGTTGCTTAATCTTTACGCAGGCCAGCGTATCGCGTCTAACAGTGCATACCTGCCAGAAGGTAGCATCTACTTTGGCGAAGGCCCTGCGCCGGATATTGTAGGCGTCGCAGTGGATTGTAAAGCCCAGGTAACTATTAACTGAGCTAACGCAGTGCTCCAGCCTTTTTAGCCGTTCTGTGTCCACACCGCCGCTAACGATTTCCAGGCATACTTCCTGCATAGTCGCTAAGGCTTCGTGCAGCCCATGTACGGTGCGGTTACTAAGGTAAACGTAACCCCGTTTTACAATACAGCCCACGAAGGCGGCGCCCTTCCTGGCTTCTTGTAAATAGAATTTATCCGGGTGTAACGTCAGCCCCAGTTTAGTTTCTAAAAATTTCGCTATATACGGGTGTAGGCTTATAATTACTTCTTTCCAGGTGCATACTATTGTAGCGTCATCTACATACCTTTCATAGCGGAAGTTATCGCCCAGCTGCTCTTTAATCCACTGCATAGCTTCGTCCAGAAAAGACATAAAGAAGTTAGCTAATAGCTGGCTGGGAAGGTTGCCTATAGGTACGCCGGTATCAGAATTAAATAACGATTTGCCCGGTGGCAGCGCGTTAAATAATTCTTCCGGCGATCGTTTTACGCAGTTTTCCTGCGGCCTGTTCATTAAAACCACTTCTGTAAGATACAGCAGGGTTTCTTTGTCGTCGCCCCTATAGTTTTCCACAATAAAAGGCCGAAGCAGCGCCCACAATATAGCAGGGTCTATGCTCATAAAGAAGGCTTTTACATCTATACGGCCTATATATGCCACACGGGTATAGCCACGGGTTACTACTTCTATATCCGCCTTTAGCGCGATTACTGCCGAGCTTGTACCGAAGCCCCGGCGGCAGTTGTGGTTTATATTGCCCTGCGCTATAAATCGTGCTTCCAAAAGCGGGTTAAGGCGTAGGCAGATCCAGTGGTGCACTATACGGTCCCGGAAGGCAGCGGCGAAGACTTCCCGAAGTTTGGGCCGTGTAACTACAAAGCACGTACTTTTACCCGGCTTATAGGTGCGGGTATATACCTGGTAAATTAGCAGCCATAAATCAAGCTCGTAGTGCATACGGTACGCCGTGCACTCGTAGCTTGATTTTTTATTAGCGCAGCAGTCGTGGTAAGCGATTAGCCAGCCTAATTTAACTTCCTTACCTAATGCGGCCACCGCGCGGACGGCGTTCCCGTTGTACTTGTTGTTGTTGTTCACGTTGCCACTACTAAAGTTCACGTTCCAGGCGTTGTTCTGGCTGTTCTCCGTGCTACTCCAGTAGGTCGCGGTAATTGCGTGGGCTAATAATTCCTTAGCTAAGACTTCCGTAGAAGTCCCAGCGCCACGCCCATTAGATATTAAGAAGCCTATAGTATTCACAGCCGTAACCGTTATACTTGTGACTATTCGGCCACCGCTTTAGCCCCGCTTTCCCATTTATCCAGCCACAGTGCTATTTGCGGCGTTATTTGGTTAAGCAGGTCTAAAAAATCGCTTTCTTGGTCCAGCGATATGTACCTATTTTCCGTAAATACGCGCATCGTGGTACGCACTGCTGTAAGGTGCACGCTAAGAAGTCTAATACATTGTAGCTTCTGGGCTGCGTCCGCAGTGTTTAGACCGATATTTATAGTGTCTAAACAGTCGTGTAGATCACGTATTACCAGGCCGCCTAAAGTCTGGGCGGCTAAGGATTTCGGCACACTATTTACGACTGGGATAGCCCAGCGCATAAGTGCTTCCGTACACCGGTAAATAGGTGGTTGCTTAGGCTCTTGCTTTTTCTTCCTGCTCATTGCGTTAATAACTGGTTGCTTTGTCTTACCGCCTACGGCGGCCCCGGCCTTTTATGGCCGGGGTTTTAATATCTTAAAATGCGGCCACCGCGCGGACGGCGTACCCGATGTACTTGTAGCTGTAGTTCACGTTGCCACTACTAAAGTTCACGTACCAGGCGCCGTTCTGGCTGTACCCCGCGCTACTCCAGTACCAGGTATTAGTTAGCGCTGTTAGAATACCATTAACTACAGCGTTCATCAGCGGCGGGCGCTCTCCGTCCTCCGTGTAGGTGTAGCCTTGTCGGTGTAACCAGTACATACGGCACAGGTCGCCGCACGAAGGCAAAAACCATTTGCCCTGCCGGAAGTTGGCCGCCAGCGTTTCAGTAGATTTTACCCCCGGCTCATAAGCGTTGCATAGGGAAGCAGCCGGATAATAAAACTGCCGATACTTCGGTGCGATCGCGTTAGCGTTGTTAATGCTGTTTACTACTGCCTGGTATAAGCCGGCGCCTTCATCGCTTGGCACGGGTAAATCGTCCAGGGCGGGATCGTTCAGTATTAAGTCGCGGTGCTGGATTATGCGCAACGTGTTAAGCTGGCCGATTGGTAAAACTCCGTCCTTCGGGTAGCCTCCTATCGCTTCCGGTGTTGTCGTAAAGCCGATAGAGCCAGCCGCGCCAGTTAGATACTTATAGCCGTCCGGGTCGCCTGCCGTGCTCTCGTCGCGGTAGGTGTCTTCATTTACATAGTTATTAGCTACGCCAGACGATCCGATATTAACGATAGTCGGAATATCGAAGCAGCTATAGCCCGGTCGATCTATTAGCGTTATGCTATCGAAGCCGTTATTACCATTGCTGGCTTCCGGATACAGGCCCCAGGGTATGCCGTTGTTTTGATTGCTTAACGCCATACACAGGCGCTGCGTTTTGTCGGCTGGGTTGATATAGAAGCATACGCCTACTACAGTTTTACCGCCGTCCAGTGCATCGCTATACGTGCCGTCGTAAAATACGTAGTCACCTACTTTGCAGCTTCGCACATAGAAGCCTATTACCTGCGAAGCCGTAATAACTTCGCCGGTGTCGGTTGTAATTTCGCACGTTACCGTAGCGCTTGGGTGGTTAGCTTCTTCGCCGATAGTCTTAACGTGCACTAAGCCGCTGTTAGCGTCGATCGTAGCATAAGTGGTATTACTAATATACCATTTTACGCCAGTGAAGCGGTTAGCACTGGCCGGGTCCGGCTGTATGCGTAGCTGGTAGTCTTTACCTGCTTCGCCCATATAGATATTACCTACTATTTGCGCGCTGGTTAGGCTTCGCTTGGTGTAGTTTATTTTCAGCGTTCCGCCGCCGTCCACATCGCCCCAGGCTCTAATTAACTTGGCTTTCAGCTCAAAGGTTACGTTACCCGTTACTGTGATTTCGCCGGTTAATTCATTGTCGGGGTTAGCCAGTTTCATATCTGTAAGCATTTCCAGATAGCGCACGGCGAAGCCGTCCCACTGCACACCGCGCAGCTTAACGTCGCTTAGCACGTTGCCGCCGTCGCTTAGTATGCTTTCCAGCAGTTCGCGTGTGCTGGCCTTCGGGCAGTCGTTAATATCCATTTTGGTTAGCTTGCTGTGGCCTTGCAGTGTTAGCGTTTCCAGATTACCCATACCGTTAAGCGTCAGTGCACGCATAGACGCGCCCAGGCGTACACTTACCAGGCTTTCTGTTTCTGGCACAGATAGGCCGCTGGCGTTGGTGTCGCGCAGATCTATTTCCCGTATCTGTTCACTTTGCAAGTTGAAGGATCCGGTTACGTTTGGGCAGTTGCGAATTATAAGACGCTCCAGGGCCTTAGACGTTCCGACGTTAGTAACGCGGTTAGATAGATTGGTATTAGGTGCTTTGTCGCTGTAGTCCAGCTCCAGTTCCTTTAAGCGCTTACAAAATTCCAGGCCGGTTACGTCCAGGCTGGTAGATATTGCCTGTAGGCCGCTTTCTACCTTTGAGCCGTCCGGCATATCTACGTAGGTGGTTATTTTCGTTAGCAGGTCAGCGTCGTAAACCGTAAATGTAGTTTCGGTGTTGTTATTGCCGCTGGTCGGGAAGTATGCCGGGGCGCCTGGTACTAAACTGCGCACGGTCTTAATATCGCCAGCGCCCCAGTTAAGCGCGGCGTAGATCGGGCAGTAGTGGCGAAGTGCCACACCTGCACCGGGTCCCCATAGACGAAGCTCTAAAGCCTGCGAAGTGTTAGCATTAAATTTGCTATCCATATAGCGCTGGCGATACTTGTAGAAGTATTTGTAAATTTCGCGTTTGTCGCCGTAGGCCATATCGAAGCGGCCAGTATTAGCATAGCCCATGCCGTCGTTATTGTATAACGCTTCGCTCCACTGCGTCCAGAAGGCGTTATACATAGCCAGCATATCAGCGGCGTTAAGCCCGGCGCTGCGCATTGCCTGGTACATCGCGCGGCGCTCATTCGGCCAGGCCATATTTGCCGCATCGAAAAGGCCGGATAGGCGCCCGTTATATACAGGCGTGCCGGCAGTACACAGCACGTTATACGTTTGTGTTTCGGGGTCCCAGGTTTCGCCGGCTACTGTTCCGGTTTCGCCGGTGGTCGGGTCGAAGCTGTCGCCCCATTCGTGGTAGAAGCGGAAGGCCAGCGGACCACGGTTGTTAAACATCTTAGACGTATCCGTATCGCGCAGGAATATAAATGCGATTTTAGGGCCGTCAGCTTTCAGCCTTACCAGGGCGATAGACATATTTTTATCGAAGCTATCCGTACATAGGTCATTATCGCAGAAGTTAAGATAAAATAGCACGCTTTCACGGCTCATATAGTCGGCGTATTCCGCGCGTAATTTCGCCAGGCGGTAGTCCGGTGTATCCTGGCGGTATGTAGTATCGCCGAAGGTAACAGGCGAAGGTAGATTAGCATAACTGCCGTAGCGCAGGCGGTAGCGGTCGGCCACGTGCGGGTTACAGTCCACGATCCAGTTATGGAAGCGGCGAAGCCAGTAGTTTTCTTCGTTGGCTTGTGTTACCTGGTTGGCGTTGCCCGCCGTGCCGTAGTCTTCATCTGTTACCGGGGACGATTTAGGCACACGGGCATAGTATAGGGTAGTCGCTAAGCAGTCCCACTTCTTTTTATCCGCGTCGTAGGTCCCTTCCGGTAGATAATCCATAAAGAAGTTTATATTATCATCTACTTCCCATATTTCGGCTTCCCCGCTCTTATCCATTCCGAATATAGACGGGCTGTATTTGTTGTTTATGAAGTTAAACAGCGATAGGAAGCGTACCGAAGGCGTGCCGTTATTGTAGGTACGCAGCCAGCCTATTTCCGGGAAGCCGCTAAGGCTGTGCCGGTAGGTAATATCTTTACCTTCGGCCTGCTGCTGTGCCTGCTGGGGTGTCAGCAGTCCGGGGTATTGCGCGGCGGCTCCCAGTAATATACGATGGTATGCGTTCATCGCTAATATATTGCTTATGCCCTCCGACGAAGCAAAATTAACTTTGTCCACAAATTCTTTTTCAGCGTCGCCCACGCCCACGGTAATAGAATACTTCGTTATTACCAAGTCTGTATCGCCTAAATGTATAGTCCAGGTGCCGTTATATTTGTTAGCCCAGTTTTTGTACGGATCCGGATAAGATAGTGAGCTGGTGCCGTCCAGGGCCATATCGTGTTGCTGGCAGTCAAAAGACGCGCAGGCGTGGCCGTCTTCGGGCGTCCAGGTTGGGTTTACAAATTGCGTATTAGCTTTTACCCAGTCCTTCTTCCCTGTTGGCATACGGTCTATTTCCCAGATTTTGTACGGGGTGTTAGGCAGCGCGGCCAAAACCTTTGCAAAGTCCACGGCGTTAGCACTATCCAGCACGTTATTACGCTTCGCTATTGCTATCTTTTCTTCCAGTTCCGGGGTGTCGAAGGCGAAGTTATTTAACATCTGCTGGTAGTTCAGCGATTTGTCGTATATACGCACGGTGTATAGTTCTATATCGCAGTCGGTACTACCGATTACGATATTTTGGGCGGTCGGCTGGCGCCAGCTGGCGGTATCGTAGTTAATCATACGCACTATAACGCCATTTACGTAGATATACGCTATATTAGCGTCACTTTCCACCGTGCCGTCCACTAACTTATTTACGCAGTGCGTAGTATTTCCGTCAATACAAAAACCTACACGCACTTTAACTTCGTCGCTATAGCGTGTTTCCAGTATGCCGGCGGCGCTGTGAAGCTCCACGCGATTAGCGTAGATTACGAAGCCGACGCCGTTATTTAAGCACTCTATAATTTTGGCGTCGCTGTTAGTGCAGTTCAGCGTCTTAAATTCAAATTCAAAAGTTTTTCCGGTACGGTTGGCTGCGCTGGTGGCATTTACGCCGAAGTCGTTAGCGAAGGGGTAGTAACCGGCCAGGCGTATAGATCTGCCGGCCTTAATCAAATAGCGATCCTGGCCGAAGCCGTTTTCGCCGATTAGCTTAAAGTTCGCGCTACGTTCTACGGCGCAGGTGGTTTCGCCGTTATACTCGCTGTGCCAGTTTTCCGCGTCGCTGTCGGCGTTGGTGCGTCCGGCAGCAGATAAATATACTTTGCACTCGCTGGCAGGCTCCAGCGTTACGCCTGCGTCCACCACTTCTATTTTGTGGGTAGCTTCGGTACCGTTGAGGATTACGGCTACTACGATTTCGCCCAGCTGCAAATACTGGTTATCGCCCAGCGTTGCGCGCCACTCCTGTAGCCCGCTGGTGCCGTCGTTGCCTATTGTTATAGTCTGGTGCGCTCCTTCGGCTAATACCTGGCCGCCGGTGCTGCGTATCTCAAAATTAACGGTAGCGGTAGATCCGGCAGGCGCGTAGGGATAGTAAAAGAAATACGGGATAGAAGCCGTACCGTACAGCGTTACGCGCTTGTCCGCGTCCTTGCCGACACAGATAGAAGGCGTAGATAGTCCGGCCTTAATGAAGGAAGTAGTTATAGTTTCGCTTCGCAGTCCGTAGGTGCTATTTTCTGCATACAGTTCTATTTTGTGCGGTCCGGCGCCCAGGGTGTCGGATACGTCCACGGGGAAGTCATACGTAGAATTTGTTACGGTACTGGTAGCTACTTCGCGCCCGTCTATAAGCAAATGCACCATAGCGGTAACGCCACGGCAGCCGACGCGCAGGCGCCAGTCGCTTTGCCTTACCAGGCTTTCTACGTAGCTGCTGTCCAGATACAGCACGATTTCCAGCGCGCGTATATTGAAAGTCCAGCTACGGGATTTTCCGTGCTGGTTTCCTATCTCCAGCTTTACGGTGTTGTTTTCTTGGGTTAGATACGGGCCTAAATCTACGCTGTTTTCAGTGCTTCCCGGTGCCAGTGTCATATTAAGTGCCGCTATCTGGGTGCCATTCACGGTAAAACGCGCGTAGCCTGGCTGCGTATCCACGTCGGTAGGATCGCCGCCATAGTAGCAGTTATAGGTAAACTTTAGCAGGTTTTCGGCACCCATTACCATAGGGCTATCCAGGTTTTTTGTAATGCGGGCTGCCAGGGTGTAGTCGTCCTGTACGGGCTGGCTATAGAAGCTAACGCTACTTAATACCAGCTTTGCGGCAGCGTCGGTGTCGCCGGCTTCGATATACTGCTGCCATTGCTCCTTAGTATCTATAGACGCGAAGCCGTACAGCGTAGCTATACCGTCGTCGCCGTTCACTAAATGCCAGTCGCCGATCTTGCCGTTAGTAAGTTCGGTTAGTTGGCCTTTCAAAAATGCTTCTACCTGTTCGCCGCCGTAGTCTTCCCAGGCGGTCTGTAAGTCGGGTATAGGCGTGGTTATCTTTTCTGCCATATTGTGACTATTAAGTTATTAACTAATATTTCCATTTATCGCGGCCACGCCAGGGCTTCGACGGGCGCCACTTTCCGCTACCGAAGCAGCTGCTTATAGCCTCCCATATCTTCTGGGCTTCCGCCGTTTTGGTACCCAAATGCACACTGCCTATAGATACCGCGCTATTAGCGGTGGCCCCTATAAAGAAGCGGCCTACCTTCTCGTCACCTACGTTAATCATTCATTTTCGGGTATGTAGTATATTTGCCCCGGTACAATAAGCCCGGCGGCTTCCATATTTTGCAGTTCCGTTTCGCTTTCCACCTTTTGCGGCGTTAGCTTCTTTAGTAGTTCCACTTGTTCGTCAGTCAGCCCGGCGGATATAAAGCTGGCGCCATTGTAGTAGTACAGGCGTCCGTCGCTTTGCACGTATAAGCAGTCCTGGCGCGGCTTGCCGTTTTCGTCGTGGTAGTTTTCGATACCTGGAAAAATCGCATAAAAAGTGGTTGTGGGTCGCGCTACTCCGGATACCATTTGTAAGGTCATACGCGCAGCGTAAAATTTGTTATCAAATTCCGCATATACGATAGATATACCGGGATCATTACTGGGGGCGCCCTGCGAAAATATGCTGCCCACCGGGGCCGCTTTTACGATCCTGGTAAACGGTATTACAGACTTTGTTAGGGCGTCTATAATTTGGCCTATACTAAGCGATCTATTTTCGCCCGATATTGCTACGGGGATTTGCATAGCGCGGTCTATACTACCAGCGCTTAGAAGTTCTGATATTTTCATTAGCGTTACTATTCTTTATTAGCGTGTATATTGGCGGAACAGGCATTACATATCATCCACTTAGTTTTAGTTACGCGCGTATCTCCTTCCCAGGCATAGGAAGGCGTACCCAAAAACTGCACTACACCATTTACAAAGCGTATTACTTTGGCTGTTTTGTAGTAGTCGGTATTACTGGCGTCTTCGGCGGCTATGCCGCCTATAATTCCGTCGTTCTGTGCTACTATCGTTACGTATTCAAAGTTTCGAGAATAGCCACCGGCACTTTCACAAATTGTTATTCTTGCGCCTATGTAACTGGGATCGTCGGGTAGTTCCAGTTCTGTATAGTTAGTCACGTCTAAGTCTAAATCTTTTTGTATGCGATAGCGTTTTTGTGCATACATATTTATTTGCGCTTGGCCTACGTCTTGCGCATCGCTATCGGCTAAAGATTTTAACGGCGTGCGCAGTGATCCGGAAAAGATACCACGCGCGGCATGAAGTTCGCCAGTTTGGAAATTTATGCTATAGTTCGGATCAAAGCCGCCGTGCTTAAATTCCTGATACTTTGTGCTGTTTTCCGTAATAACTGTTTCGTTTTCAAACTGCTTAGTAGTCACTACAGGGCTGCTCCATTCTTGGCCCTGGCCCAGTGTGCCATTTGGATTTTTAAGCGCGTAAATATACCAGATAGAGTTACCTTCGGCTACTGTTGTGGGATATGTTGTGGACCAGCCGGGCGGGTCAGCTTTCCTTATATCTACCTCCGGTGAGCTTTCACTACTGGCTACCTTATAGCGGTATTCTCTAATATACGTTAGCGTCCCCTGCTGGCTTATCATCCAGTCGCCGTAAAATACAGCGCTGGCCAGCTTTGCAAAATTCGCCATTATTATATCTGCGAAGACGGCATTAAAAGTGTCGAATAACTGCCAGCGCGAAGTCGATTGCCCGTTATAAGTTGGTGCGTTAGCTACTTCCTTAGCGGGTGTATTTCTGCTGTCTATTTGGCTGGCACCTTTATACGTAGCGCCGCGTTTCAGCACGTAGTAATTTTCAGCGTACATCACCACTGGCGCTGTTTCGCTGGTTGCTGTGTATGTTATATTTTCATCGAAGTAGCCAGCGGGATAAACCATAAGGCCGTCGCGCCCAGGTAGTCCGGGATCTCCTTTTTCGCCGGGGTCGCCTTGCTCGCCCTTCTCGCCGGGATCTCCTTTTTCGCCCGGATCGCCTTGCTCGCCCTTCTCGCCGGGATCTCCTTTTTCGCCCGGATCGCCTTGCTCGCCTTTGATACGTACCACGGTCCACGCAGACCACTCCCCGTTAGCCTTGATACGCTCTGCACGCCACAGCATTTTAGTAAAATCTTTTACGGCTTTGTCCCTATCCGGATCATACCAGTTATTAGGCCTTGTAGCAGGCGTGCCGGGGTTTTGATCTATGTCGCTAAATTCCACGTCATAGGTAGCCGTATCGGTCATTTGCCGTGGGGTGGACCATTCAGTAGTTTTACTGTCGTCGAAGGTGCGGCTACTGGCCCATAGTATAGCTTCGCCTGCTGGTATAGCGTCGTGCCAGGTAGGCGTCGAAGTGGGCACGGGGTCGGCATAAGTGCCACCGGTAGGCGTCTGCGGTGTCTGATTGGTACGTATAAACACAGTGCTTAAAAACGGTGCCCTTCTGCCGTCCTTCACTACAGGCACAGTAGTACGGGCCAGTACGTTAGTATCGTTGCGTAATTCAAAATATATGCGGTCGCCTATCTCGCTGGCGCTAACGTCATCGCCACCCAGTAATATTGCTTCTGGTGTATCGCCCTCTGTTTCTATTACACCGGTTTCGTCTTCCAGGTCTAAAGGCCCGCTAACTCCTATTACAAATTCTTTCCAGGTTAAATCGTCCAGGCTGTAATACAAGTGTACGCCTTTTTGTGCCAGATCGTAGTTACTGGTGAAAGTTACAGTACCGGTTGTGCTCGTTAAAAGTATCTGGCACGTTACAGCGTCTGGTATAATTGTTGTCTGGTCGTCTTCATATCGAAGCGTTACTATATCGGTGTTAGGTAATATCTGCCAAACGTCCAGCGTAGGTATAAGCTGGCTGCCCGTCATATTTACCCAGTTTCCGCTACTCTCGCTTGGCTCGTCGGTGTTGCCGGTAGTTAGACACTGCCATAAATTGCCGTTCCAGGTTACAATATCATACGTACCGGGAAGGCTTCGGTAGTAGTCGGTAGCGCTGGCCGCCGTGGCGGCGCTCCAGGTACCGCGATAATTGCCAGTACGGGTAATAGCGCCGGTGTAGTCCATTCTTATAAGGTCCTGCACTATGATACCACGGGCAAATAAATACGGGTGGTCTTTGTTTACAAGTTCCTGCGTAGCCGGATCCAGCAGCCCAGCTGGCATTTTACCTAATACCGTGCCGTAATTTCCGGCTTCCAGGATAGGCTTATTAACGCCCATTAGTTCTACTATATTCCCGTCTTCGCAGGATATATAGAAGGTACTCTGGCGCACGTTCACGTAGTCATTTTCGCCACGCTTCTGTATTACAGCGCTGTAGTCCGGATTAGCCCAGGTAATAGCATTAGCTTCTATGTTATTGCCCCAGCGGGTAATAATCTGGGAAGGCGCCAGGGCGTTATTAACGCCGGCGGGCACCATACTATCGGCGTAGGGTACTACGGTTAGCGTGTTCGCCACTCTATCTACAGACTTAATCCACGCCCATGCTTTATAGTGTTCGCTGGCTGCGCCGTTGTTAAGATTGTTAATATAGCTATATACTACATCGCCCGGCTGGAAGGCGGTAAAATCGCCGTCCCACCGTTTACGCATCGTAAGTACTTGGCTTCCATTCGGGCCGGCTTCTATGCTTTCGATCGTACCGACATCGGCGAAGCTGGTATTACCTTCTACCGCGTTTAGGCGGTTGTATATAGTTTCAAATACTTTTAGGTATCCACGGGCGGTTATACTCTCAAATTCGGCGTTCCCTACTTCGTCAATTATTGCGCCGGCCAGGCCCTTAACAAAATTACCAAAGTGGGCACCGCCTTTGAAGTAAGACGTAATTAAGGCTATCAGTCCTTTTTCAAAGGTTATGTGGCCTTTGGCTACATCGTCGGCTAACTTACTTAAAAACTGGTCGCGTACCGGGCTGTCGGGGTCCAGGTCGTGCGCCGTGCCTGCCTTATCGGCCCAGCCAGCCTTTACCTTCTCTGTTACGCTTCCTATCCTGGTTTCCGCCGTTTCCGGGTCTATTATTTCCTTCTGCTGCGTTAGGCTTAAATAGCCGTCTGTATCGGTCGTTATCTGATCCAGGCTATATTTGTTTTCGTGCGTGTGCCCCTCTACTGGTGCAGACGATCCGCCGGTAACATTTATTACAGTGCTACCGCCACTACCGCCGCTTCCGCTGTGCAGCTCGCGCAGGCGTTTACTACGTGGGCGCGCTTCGCGCTCGTTTGTCTTTAGCTCAAATTCTTTACTCATTTCTTTTTGTCGTATTCGTCCGGGCGCAGCTCTATTAGCGTCGCTTCGGTGGTATCCATAATTACGTCCTGTGTTTCGGCAGTCATTATAAATTTTTTGCCTTCCTGGTTTTGCTCCGTATAGGATACCAGGCCGACGGGGTACAGCTCTATTTCTCCGCTTAGCTGTGTGTGCCTTTCGGCATACTGGCTGTAAAGCGTACCTATTAGCAGTTCTTCTATTTGCGTAGTACGGCCAGCACGTGTTAGCTGGCGTATCTGTTCACCGGTCCGCGCGTTGAAGTATGCGCCACGGGCTGTCGGTACGCCTTTCGCGCTGCTGCCGCAAATAGTATCCAGTTCTATAGGATCTTTGGCTGCGGCGTTAAGCTCTGCGCTGTATTCTACGTCGTCGGTGCTAATAGTCTGTTCAAACTGCGCATTATTTACGATTTCGATAGAAGGAAGTTTAGCCAGGATCCAGCTAATTTTACGCTCCCAGCTGCCGCCCCATAGCTTGTAACTATCTATTATTTTGTCTTGCGATAGGTTTACGCCGCCGTCGCTTATCTGCCAGCCGTCGCCGCGCACTTCCACCCAGATTTTACCGCCCGCGCCATAGTTAGGATACGGGATATATTGGCCGTCTTCGGCGTGCTCCAGGATAGTAGTAATTTGGTCTGTGTGCGGGTTGATTGCGGGCCTATTCATAGCCCAGCCCTGCGCTACGCCGCTGTCTTCCTTCCGGTCGGCTGGCTTATAGTAACACAGATAGCCCCATACGTCTGGCTTGGCGTCTTTATTTATATCGAATTTACGCCAGCTGCCATACGTAGGGCTTAACGTCTTTATAGGGCTTTTTACGTCCTGGGCTACTATATCCCTGTTATCCCAGCAGTAAATATCGTTGCTGTCGTCTGGCTGGAATTTAATTGTAACCGGGATATATAGGTAGTTCCCGCGTGCCTTCCATTGCTTTTGGTAGTCGGCTTCGTTTACACCTTCAAAAAAGTTAGCGGCTTGCTCAAAAGGATTAAAGCGCGGATCTACCAGCATTTCCAAACAGATACGTAAAAGCAGCCCGCTACTTTGATCTACTGGCGGTATCCATACTGGCGCACTCTTAAATATAGCTTCGTCTATATCTTTAAGCGTCCCAGCCAGGTACGCAGGATTTACACCGGTGCCGCCGTGTCTAACTTCGGCATACCAGTTGTGGCTATTACCCACCCTATAGCCCGCGACAATGTTAGTATAAATCGCTATGCCTTCACTTTCGGTGCCGTCGTATTGTGGTACTATCTTAAAGAATTTAACCATATTGAATTTGTCGGATAGCGTAGCGTTTATGCCTTTACGGTTTAGATAGATAGTAAAGCCGCAGTCCGTAGCGTCCAGCCAGTCGTATAGGTTTGTGCTGTAGTGGTAACTGTAATAGTCGGATCCTTTATACGTGCGCGGCGCGGTGTTATTTAAGTTCATTAAATTAGGGTCGGTTTCTTCCGTCCAGCAGTCCTGCGCGGTTAGGTTTCCGCTTTGTGCGTAGGTGCTCCAGGTTATCTTAGCATTATTATACACTACATCTACGCCCATAGTGCTACTATCGCCGTCCCAAACTGCCTCCGCAGTTTTAGCCTTCGTATAAAGCCCGTTAAGGTCGTACACAAATACTTTACCGTTACGCTGTATCATACGAAGCCCCAGCGGTTGCAGGATACCTTCTATAACTTCTTTAAGGCTTAGCGCTTCGCCGTCTTCATCGTAGAAGTTGTCGCTACGCACTTTAAGGTCGTTTAACTTCATAGCGGCAGCGCCGGGCGTTACGCTGGTGCTAATTAGGCTTTCGTCTATGCCACCGTAGTTAATAGCAGTTTCAGCCAGGCAGTGCCGTAAAATTTCGTCAATAGTCAGCATACCGGCCAGCGTGTATTTTAGTCGATCCAAAATACCGAAGTCGGAAAAAGTAAGGCTGACGACATAATTTGCCGCACGCTCGTAAGGCTCTTCGTAAAATTCCGGGTCCAGCGTACCGGACCAGTACAGCACGTTATTACGGTAAACGTCCAGCCGGATAGATCCGGCTTCGATTGTATATAAATCTTCATAGGTGCGGTCGCCTGGGCTTTCTATCTGTATAGTAGCCGTACTGCCGCAAATTACCTCCTCTTTTGCGGTGCTTGGATATTCTATTACCAGGGCTTCTTCTGCTTCAAATGTTAGCGCGCCTATCTCATCAAAGGGGCCGTAGCTCTCTTGCAGAATTTCAGCCCGCCAGCGTACACCGGCGCGGCTTAAAAATTCGCCCATATATCGTAAATACTTAGCCATAGTTACGTCCTTTTTATGCGGTTGTTAGTGCGGTTAAGTATGCCTACCAGGTATTCGCCCTTAATTCTAAACTCCACATTTCCCACGCCTGCGTCCTCCGGCTGGATCATACTACGCAGTTTATCCAGCGGCGCTATTACTTCCGGGTTGCCACTTGCGCCGGCATACTCGCCCACCATTGCCAAAGTAGGACCGGAAGCTACGCCGCCTTCTGCCAGCATAGGGATACCGGCAGCCGTTACGGTGGCTATCATTGCAGCGGTAAAGCCGGCGGCTATACCATAACCGGCAAACGGGATATAAGCGTGGGCGGCCATATATTCGGCTGCGGCCAGCTCCTTAAAACTTGCAGCTTCTAATTTGTTGGCTGTAATTGTTGCGGTAGCTGCTACGGCGTTGGTAGTTGCGGCAGTGGCCCTGGTTGCGGCTTCGGTCGTTTCGGCGCCCGCTTCTACGCCTTTAGTAGCTGCGTGCGCAGCACTGGCAGCAGTCAGCAGGTTAATAATACCTATAATAGTCTGGATACCTTCGTACAGCCCTATAAAGCCGTCAATAATACCGCACACGATTTGCCAGGCGCTACCGTTGCCTTTTAAGGCATTAGTAATGCCCGTTATACTGCTTTCCAGTTTCTTTGCAGCACCCCAGCCCGACGTAAACGCCTTCCAGTTTTTTTCGCCGGTCTTTTCGGCTTCTATACCGGCTTTCTTGATTGCGTCGGCCTTCTCGTTCCACAGCTTTATTTCGCGGTTAATAGCGGCGGCTTCCTCTATACTGGCAGTCTGTAAACTCTCCTGTAATACCTGGATATTTTCGTTAATATCCTTTAGGGTTGCAGCCTGGGCACGATATTTAGGCGTGTTATCTTCTACGGCTTTGCCAGCGTTTTTAATAGCGTCGGCCTTTGCGTTCCAGGCTTCGATCTGCCGGTTAATAGTCGCTGCTTCGGTAGCGTCCGCAGTCTGTAAACGCTCCTGTAGTATCTGGATATTATTGTTAATATCCTTTAGCGTTGTAGCGTCGTCCTTCCACAGCGGCGTATTATCTTCCACAGCGGCGCCCGCGTCTTTAATAGCGTCTGCTTTAGCCTGCCACTGGGCTATCTGCTTGTTAATTTCGGCGGCTTCCGATACCGTGGCTTTTTGTAGTTTGGCCTGCAAAAAGTCTATATTTTCTTCTATCGCTTCCAGCGTTTCGGCTGTTTCGCTGAATACAGGATTTTTAGCAGCCGGTGTGCCCGGTGTTTTAGGCACTTTAGGTGTCGTCGGCGTCTTTCCCGCGTTAGCGTATTTTTGCTCTGTTGCGCCCAGGTCTATAGCGGGTGCGGCTTTAGGCTTGGATACATTTACAGCTACTTCTACCTTCTTGTCGCCCAGGCCCAATATATTCTTTAGCCACTCCCAGGCTTCCTTACATTTTTCTACCAGCCATTCAAAGGCTTTGGCTAAGCCATTCATAATAGCAGTAGCCAGCGGCTTAATAGCTTCCCATACCTGGTTTACTATCTTTCGGAAGCCTTCGCAGTTATTGTAGGCGTAAATAATAGCCGCTACCAGTGCGCCGATAGCAGTAATAACTATGCCTATAGGGTTCATAGTAAGTACCAGGTTTAGTATTTTCTGTACGCCGGTCCAGACGGTAGTAGCAGCGGTTACTACCTTTTGCGCAGCCGCTACGGCCAGCGCAGCAACTTTATTTTTGAAGTAGGCAGCTGTAGATACGGCGAAGGCCTTAGCACTCGCGTACATCGTTGCCGTTAGTGTCTTTACGCCTGTTATAAGTGTCGTTATAGCCGCCAGCGCGCTGGTAGCCTGTGCAGCGATTGTAACAAAGGGAAGCGCCCCATTTACCAGGCCGCCTATTTGCTCCTTAACGTCTCCGATAGTATTAGCTAACTGCTGCTGTTTTCCGCTTTCGGTCTGCGCTAATTCGGCGTTCATTTCGCCCACGTTGTCGGTAATGATCTGCGCCAGCATTGCGGCCCGTTCACTTTCGGTGCCGTACTTCATTACGTTAGCCTGGGCTTCGGTAAACGTAATGCCTACGCGCGTTAGTGCGGACGTTTGGCCCTGCATCGCCTTACCCATTAAGTTAGCCACGCTAACAGCGTCACCGGTGCTGGCGCTAAGGCCTTTTTGCTGGGCTAATAAGTTATTCATAGCCGGTAGCAGCGTTTCGATACTGCTACGCTCATTTAGGAAGGTCGCTACCTGCTGCGCGCCGCTTAATTGCACTTCGTCACCTATAACGCCTATTTCCTGCTGGGCGCTTGCCAGCTCTTTTATACCCTGTATTTCTTCATCGGTTGCACCCATACGCTGCCGCATAACCGTTTCCAGTTTGCGTTCTGCAGTTTCCTGCACTGCGTAGGCATCGGCTAAATCTTGCATACCGCTTTGTAGCTGACTAAAGCTACGCTGGGCCGCATCTATACCAGTAGCCAGGGCGGCGAAGTTAATAACGCTACCTTTTAACTGGCTGGCTTCGGATATAGCGCCAGCCATAGCCTTTTTTAAGCCTTCGGCATCTTTCGTCAGCTCCCTAAAAGTCGTGTTATCGCCTTCCAGCTTAAATGTTATGCTAATAGTATTGCCTGCCATAGCTATATTAGTTCATCACCTAATTTTTCTACTAACTTTTTCATTCTCTCGCGCTGCTCTTTTGCTGTGAGCTTCGAGCCTTCCTTTCGGCTGGCCTTCTTATCCCAGGGGAAGGGCAGCAGCTTTTCCGGTGTTATGCGGTGCCGTTTTCCTAAATGCGGCTGGATCGTTATTGCGGCCAGTAGGCGCATACGTTGCCAGCGGTCCTTAAAATCGGTATCGCGTTGTTCTGCATAGGCTTTCCAGACGGCGGCAAATTCGGCAAAGTCCAGCCGGCAAAAATCGTCGTAGGTTAGGCCCATACAGCCCAGCGCGATACCTAATAATTCGTAGATTCCTTTAGGCTCTAACTTTTTTTTTCTTCGCCTTCTCCAGCTACAGCGTCCGGCTGTACCTGCTTAGCCCAGGCGGTCATATCCTCCGGACTAAGCGCGTCGGCAAATTCCATTAAAGATAGATCAAACGGTACTTTATCAGCGGCGGAAGCGGAAGCCACGCAGCAATAAAGATAGGTACACAGATCCGAAAAACTACCGTTAGTAAGTTCGGTTACTTCTTTGCCCGTTTCCTTTTTGAAGCGCAGCATAGCGCCCATAGTCGGGCGGCAGGGGTATTCCTTGCCATTGATATTTACCGTTACTTTCATAGACTATCGGGATTATGCGCCTGTCGGTGCGTTTTCTGTAATTGCGTTTTCGTCGAGTGTTTCCGGCTCTCCGTCGTTTTCCAGGTTGAGACTGTACGTAGCGTCATCTTGCGCGGGTGCACTTTCTTCCAGGGAAGTAATTACGCAGTCGCCTACCAGGTAGGGGCTTTCGGCGTTTTCACGCTCCAGACACTTAACCTTTACGGATTTGCCAGCCTTCCACAGCGCGAAAAGCTCCTTAAAGCCGCACTCGGTTTCATCATAGAAGCGCAGACCTTCGGCGCTAATAGAATACGATAGACCTATAACGCCTTTCTTCTTCCATAGACCGCTACTAATAGGCTTGCTGGCTACTGGTTTAACGGCTCGGTCCTTCGTTTCACTGTTGAAGGTTGAAGTATGCGAAGTACAGCTACCTACTGCTTTGCCGTTTACATACAGCAGAAGGTCGCTACCATTTGTATATCCGCTTTTGTTTGTTGTTGCCATTACATCTTACAATTAAAAATTAGTTGTTGTACGTAGGCGTCGTCGTACCATGTTTCTTCGCTGTCGGTCAGCGTGCACGATCTTATTACTAAGCCTTCGTGCTCTGCCTGTACTCCGTCCAGCGCGTTACGCACGGCTTCCGCCAGCTCCACGCCTTCGGTATAGCCTTTAGTAAAGCAAAGTATCTCCATTAGTACGGTATCGCTTCCACGTTGGTTTTTTACCGGTGTCTGCTCCAGCCCTGCACGTCGGTACACGATATAGGGAAGGTCAGCCCGGTCTTCTACTACGGGGTAAACATCGCCAGCCATGCGGCTAACTTCCGGATCTTCTGTTAGCACGGCGCGTATTATTTCGCCAGCACTCAAACTTGATTTACTTGCAGCCATACTTTTTGCTTATTCGTTCCACGTTTTCTGCTACCATTTTGTGCATATCTTCCGTTATCGTGCCGCTAACGTCGTTTCTGGTTTTATCCATAAAGCCGTAGCGGGGCATACTACCTGTGCTGTGTGCGGCTCTAAGCCTGGCAGCGCGTTTGCCGCCGTTGCCCTTCGTGGTACGTTGCGCCGTACCTTCTTCCGCCCAAATTAGCACAGGCTTTTTAAGTCCCTGCCGGTTAGTGTGCATACCCGCTTCGCCTTTGCCGTTCTTACCGGCCTTTTTGGTGCCGATAGTCACGCGGAAGCCTGCGGTACGTTTGAAGACTATAGCGCGCACTCCTTTTTCCAGATCCTTGTCGGTGCGGATTGATCCGCGCAGGTTCCCTACAGCTTTTTTACGTACCTGGCCGGCCAGTTTCCTAAAGCCGCCTTTTAACGCCTGCGTCCTGCGCTTCGGCTCCAATTCAGCGAAAAGCCGCTGCAAATTACCGTCGTCGTATCCTAAAGTCGCCGCCATAGTAGCTTATTCGTTCACTCGTTCACAAATTAAGGTTTTATAGCCCCTGTCTAAGTTCGGGATTATCGCGGTTACTGTGTATAAATATCCGCCCTGCTGCTTTACGCGCCAGTTCTCGGCTACTGGGTGAGCGTTCCGGATATTAAACTGCGCCGCGTAGTCCGGGAAGTGCTCGCCTACTTCCTCGCTTCGGTTGCCCGAAGTTGTTACACGTTCAGCCCAAACGGTGCGCGTTTCTGTGTAGGCTACCGCCTTTGCGCCCATGCGGTCTTTAGTGTACGTAGGCTCCAGTATTTGTAATTTATATTTCAGTTTGCCCGCTATCATCGCTAACTAATTTTCTGTAGGGTTTAACTAAGGCTTGCAAAGTATAGGGTACTTCCGCCATTTGCACGCCGCTAACAGCTTCGCGCTGGTTGTACCAGTGCCCGGCTATAAGTAATACCGCCTGCTGTAAGCTGGCCGGCAGACTGTCGCCAGTGCTACCCAGGGCCAGCAGCTCGGCGCTGGTCCGATTGGTGGCAGTACAAACGTATTCCTCTGCCGCTTCCAGAAGGTGCATTAAATAGTCGTCGTCATCGCTAAAGTCGTCAGCGCGGACGTGCTTTTTAAGAAGTTCTAACTTTACAATAGCCATAGTTAAATCTTACATCGGGGTTACTTACGCAATCTTAGCCACGCCCAGCACGAAGGCTTCGGGGCGCAGTGTCACTGTGCCGAAGTCGGTGTTAAGTACGAAGCGGGTAGAGTCTTCCAGGCTAAGGCTGTAGGGATCTACTACTAAGTTCATCTGGCCAAAGAAGCCGGCAGCCTGGTAGCTCCAGTCGCCGAAGCCGATATTACCGGCGCCGATAACGTCAGTAGTGAAGACGGGGAAGCCCAGAATACGATCGTTTTCACAAAGAAAACGGCCGCTGCCCTGGTCCACCTTAGTGTCTTCCAGTTCGGCTTTCATATCTTCGGTCATTACCCAGCAGCAGCCAGACGGGCTAATACCTGCCTTTGCTACTGTAGCCTTCATCTTCAGTAGCTCTTTACGGGTAGGTACGGCGGCGGCGAAGTCTTGTTTACGGCAGTAAGATTTAGTTACTTTGCCGTTCTCGTCCTTCTCATCGGCTTTGCCAGCGTTCACAAAGGGACCGTAAACGGTAGCGTTAGCGTCAGTGGTAAACAGGGCTTCGTTAATCTTGTCAGTAACGGCCTGCGGCATCTCGGCGTTAATTACGCTTTCCACCGTGCCTTCGCTGTCGAAAAGCTCCTGGCGGGTTACAGGGATAGCCACGCCTAAGCGCTTATGCGTTACTGTGATTTTGTCCCAGTCGATCGCGCTTTCGGTCAGCTTCTCTTTTTCGCCCACCCATTTAGCTACGGCCTTGCCGTGCTTGGGCCAGCGAAGCGTACCTACCAGACCTGTACGAATTGTAATACCTACTTTGTCGTAGATAAGTCCGGCGCGAAGGGGCCTTAACATTTCCTGTTCATTTACAGGAATAATGCCGGTACCTTCCAGCGCTTCGGTGCCCTGGATCTCGCGTGTGAGTGCCAGCACAATACCATTTTTACTGCCGTCTTCCATTGCGGCGTTAAGAGCTTCGCGCAGTTGCGCGGTAGTGCTACGGGGTGCAGCGTTAGAAGGCTGGGCTACGTTGATAGCAGCCTGCATACGCATTACCAGCAACTGGTTTTCGCGCAGAAGGTTGTTATACTCCGTAGTTTCTTCTTCGGTACGCTCGCGCTGCTCATTCTCGCACGTATCGGCAATTTCGCCGATACGGTTACAGTTGGCCTGGTACTTATCGGCCAGCTGGCGTACACTTACTTTCTGTTCTTTGTTGTTTGTCTTCTTAGACATACCAAAAACTTTAAGTGGGTTAAACAATTAAATTACGGGTTTATGCGTAGCAGCGCAGCGCATTTCGCGCACTTGCTCGCGCATTATATCTTTTTCCGGCTCTAACTTATCCGTTAGAAGGTCGGCTGTTAGTTCACGTGCTTCGCAGGAAGTATCCGGGTAGGCTGGATCGGCGGCCAGGGTAAAATCGTAAATGCCGATTATGGATTTTACGCGGCACAGCACAAAGGCTTTGCCGTTTACGATTTTTACGCTACGCTCCACAAATGCTTTATCGTAGTAGCGTGTCCGGAACATAAAGCTACAGCCGGATATATCGCCACGGCGTACCAGTTCCAGCGCTTTGTCGCCGTCAGCAGTATTAGGTGCGTCGAAGCTAAACGCTACGCCCTTTTCGTCCACGGTATAGCTAAGCGTGCCAGCGCCGTTATTGCTTCGCGCTAATATTAGCTGCCGATCGTGGAACATAGTCATTTTTACGTCGCAGCCGTCCAGCAGTTCTTTAGTAACCGCTTCCGGGGCTATTACTTCGCGCACTTCTTCTTCCTCATCGTCCCACAGCGGCGCGCTGGGCGTGTCGAAAAGGATAGCGTAGCCGGTAATAGTTCGGCTTTGTTCGCCTTCCCCAGCTTCGCGGATCTGTAACGGCGCGGAAGTGTGCAGCGTCCGGGTAATAAGTTTGTCACTATTCTTCTCCATTGCCGTTAGTATCGTCGTTATTGTATTCTTCCGGCTTGTCTTCTTTCGGATCTTCGCCCGCTGCCGGTGCTGCGGGTTGAGGTGCCGGGGTCGGCTTCCCTGCTTCTATAATGCCTTTAAGGTTTGCCGACACCAGCACTACGTCGCCGCCTTCTACGGCGGGCTGGTTTTCTGCCAGGCGCCAGTCGTTTACACTGTAAATGCCGGCGGCTATAGTCGCTGCCTGGTACTTTATTTTGCTATCCAGATCGCAGGCGTAAAGGCTTCGGCGGTCAAATTCAAATTTACGTTTACAGCACAGCGAAGGAGCTACTAATTTACGGTGCAGCTCGGTTTCGATTTTTCGCAGCATTGGGTTAAGCGTATTTGCCAGGAAGGCTACGTTAGCCATTTCTGCCGATTTATAGTTATTGCTGGTGTCGTCAAAAACAAAGGAAGGGTGCACACCAAAGAAGCGGCAAATATCGCGTACAGTAAATTTTCGGCTTTCCAAAAATTGCATATCTGCGCTATTCATACTTATTTGGTCGAAGTGCGCCTGCCCATGCACCGCCGTAATATTGCGCGCCTGCACGTTAATACGCCGGTTAAGGTCATCGGCCATTTTATCCAGCTGCTCGTCTTGGTATTCCCCGAAGCCCCGCACACTGGTATCGTTGCTTACAATACCGCGCACTGTTCCGCCGTTGGCGAAGCGGTTTAGCGTTTCCTTGTCGCCGGTGCTGGCGATAGACAAAACAGTACGCGCGTATGTTAGCGTGGATATACCTACTTTGCCGTCCTTCGTGTAGTTCTTTAGGTGTATAATCTCGCTTTCATCGAAAACGCCATGCACGCCCGCATTTACATCGTTAATAGTGTAGCGGTCGTTTACCGTGTCGTGGCCTACACTGTTAGGATCCACCAATACCAGGCGGCCCACTTCAATACGGCCAGCGGCCAGCAGGGCCGGGTCATAAACAGGCACGATATAGGCGTTACCTTGAAAAAGTAGATCTAACACTGCCTGGCGCCAGAAGTCCACGATAGACATATACGGGCACGGCTGCACGGTTAGCAGGTAGTGTAGGTTACTTTCAGTAGCTTCTACAAAAATATCGCCCTTCTTGCGCATATAGCGAAGCGGAAGGTTGGCCACGCTATCAGCCAGAAGGTTTGCACAGCGGTAAACCGTTGCTATTTGCAGCGGTTGTGCGGCTCCAGGCATAACGGGCCACAGCACAGAAGCCCCGGCCAGCTTTTCTGTATCCACTGGCGGGGTATCTGTGTTTTCTTCGCGTCTAAATATATTTCGTATATAGTCGAATAAGCGCATAAAAAATTGGGTACTTCTACTTATCGGATAAAACCGGGTAGCTGGTACCCGATTTCGACTAAGTACAAAATTTTTTAGCGCTCGTAGTCAATAAACAGGCGTAGGCACATCAATTTAGTAATTACGCCGTCTATTTTCTGCGTGTGTTTCCTCTTGATCGGCTTACAATTTTCTAACTTATCAGTATCCAGCACGGCGTTACCAAAGCAGTAGGCATTTATAGGGTTGTCGTTAATAAATATATGCCCCGTTTTCGCGCCGTGCTCAAAACTTTCTACCGGCGCAGTAAATGTGCCGTAGGTCTGTCGTATGCCTTTAATCACATTACCGGCACCAGAAGCGGCCAGCATATTTATTACGTCCTGGCTTTTCCAGGGATCGTAGCCTATGCCTAATATGCGGACCACGGTATTAAGATACAGTATGTAGTCCACGATTACCCGGTAGTCTATAACGTCGCCATTAGTCAGTTTTAGGAAGCCTTTAGCAGCCCAGGTACGATATAGCTTTTCGTTAGGGTGCCCCGGCAGGGCGCCTTCTGGGAAAAAATAGGCCGTGTGGAAGTTAAAATTTTTCAGCCGTGGATCGTAAAGCCCCATAGTAACGGCGCTAAAGTCGTCGCTTTCCGATAGGTCTATAGCCACCATAGCGTCCGGACGTCCTTTTATCGCGTCCAGGGGCATAGGCTTACTAATATGCCGCGCCAGGGTGCTACTTATCCAGGCGCGCTGCTCATTCTCGGCGTATATGTTCAGCAGCTTTGTACGAAAAGCCAGCATAGCTTCGCTACCGTTACGCTGGGCCTTTTTATATTCTTGTTCGTAGAAGTCCAAATTAACGGTTATACCTAAATGCGGGTGCACCTTCCGCCAGGTGCTTTCTTCGTCTTCGGGGTCGTCTAAATCCGGCTCAAAAATATGCGCAAATAGCGTATCGTCTTCGTATTCTCCCAGCAGTACGGATTTGTAGCCCTGTAACATTTCGTAAAACGGGCCTTCAAAGACATCGGAAGCGGTGGTAATAATCACTGTTAGTGGATTATCCCGGACGCCCATAGAAGTAGTAAGTACGGTTAATAGTTCGCTGTCTGTAGCCTGGCTAAACTCGTCCATAATTACCGTACTGGCGTTTAGTCCGTCCTTCGTCTTAGCGTTAGCGGTTAGGCACTGCGCGAAGGCGCTACGGTCTTTGCGGCGGCTCTTTATTGTTTGCTCATTTACCAGGTAGCGTTTTTCGTGCGGATCCAGTTTGCGCATACAGCCACGGATAACGTCAAAGCACTTTTTAGCCTGGTCGGCGCTGTTAGCCGCCGTGTAGCACTCGGCGTTAGCGTCACCGTACAGTACATCGTATATAGCCAGCGAAGCGGTGCCGGTCGTCTTACTAAATTTGCGCGGCACATACAGCACTACTTCCCGGACCACGCGGCGGCCACCTTTCCAGAAGGCAAAGATACTGGCAAACTGGAAGGCTTGCACCGGTGTTAGCGGGTAACATTGTAGCCCTGCCTTCCCAGGAAAATATAGGCTTTCGTAGAAGGTAAAAAACTGCTGCACCTCTGTTACGTTAATGCCGTATTTGTCGCACATAGTAAAGAAGCGCGCTACGGCCAGCTGCTCATAAAGGTTGTGCCCGTTAGGATTGCTGGCTACTTCCCGCACATACAGATCCAGCCGGCTATCTACTTCCGATAGTCGGTACTGGTCTATATCCGTAGCGGCCAGCCTTGCCGTTACATCTTCCTTTGCCTGGCGTAGCCTGTCTTTTTCTTCCTCTGTCATAGCGTTACAAAATAGTCAAAATAAAGTAAGCCGCCCGGTTAATCGGTGGCTCGTTATCCAGATCCACGTCTTTTAATCGCTCCTTCCAGCCGGAAGGCAGCAGCGGAAGCCTGTATAGCAGCCCGTGTGCCCGCCACTCTCGGCGTAACGATTGCCAGCTGCGCTTCTGGATACATTCGGGAAGATCCGGCCAGTGCTTTATAGTTTGGCAGACGATTTTTTGAGCGGTGCGGTTTCTTACTTTGTGCGCGTCGTATATCGTTACGCAGTTGCTGGATACATCTATGCGCAGCCATACACCCGCGCCGGCGCATACTTCATATTTTTTCATTTATCGTTATCTGTGTTAATAGGTTTATCCGGTTTAATAATCTTGGGCTTAGTTCGTTTTTTAGTCAGCTTCTTTGTAAGGTCGGCCAGCGGGTCGTCTTCTATTTCCCCGGCCAGGTCTTCGGCTGTCAGTCCTAACGCCTTCATTTGGCGCGTTATCATATCCTGCGCTTCTTTCGCTATCTTAAATACTGGATGCGGCGCCAGTTTTGAGCCGTAGCGGGTTTCTTCCCACACGGTCGTTTCTGTTAGCCCGTCTATCTGGTCGTTAGCCATTTCCAAATTTCGCATAGCCGAAGCCAGGCTTGTAATTTGCATATCCAGCCCAGCGCTGTAGATTTTGTGGGCCTTCATCTGCTTAATAATTTCTTTCTTGTATTCTCCTACAGTTTTTGCCATATTTTTACAAAATTTCGCATTATTCGTTAAAAAATGTAAAGTTCTGCGATTTCAAAAAATCATTCACACATTTACGAAGGTGGGGGTGAGGTTTAACGGGGTGTGCCCCCTCTTAAAAAAATCCCCCCCGGTCTTCGTCGTCGGCCTCATCTCCGAAAAATTTTTTTATTACTTGCTTCGCTTGCTCGTCGTTTCTTTTTTTTGTTGCAGCCTTACCCGCCCTACCCATAGCCGTATGTACCTTAACGTGGCAGTCGTGGCATAGGGCCTGTAGGTTAGCTATATCGTACATACGCTGCCGCTTGTCTGCGTAGGTAATAGCTTCTTCCACTGGCCTAACGTGGTGCACCTCTGTAGCTGCTTCTATCCTGCCTTCCGCCTGGCATAGTTCGCATAGCGGGTTAGTGGATAATTTCGCTTTTCGTAGCTGTAGCCACCTGCTTGTGTGTATCAGCCTTATATAATCCTTATCCTTAGCCATTATATTATCTTCTTTGTGTTGTGCCTTACTGGTACTGTGCCGTCTGGTGTTCTCTCCACGTGGCCCAGCTCATCAAACATAGTTTCTATATACGCCCCGTCGTCTTCTGGTATATCATACTTTCTACTGCTGGTATCTTCCAGCCTATCCAGTAGTATATGAAGGAAGGCTACTACTAATTCGCAGCTGTTCTTAAAGCCATACTGCGATTTTAGTAGCTGTAATTTTTCGTAGGTCGCAGGATCTACGGATATGTTTACGCGCCTTCTATTGCTCATACTTTCGTAATAAATAATTCAGACTGTCTAATAGGTTTTGCTGCACTCCCTTTTTGCCGTCCAGGGCTGCGCTTGCCCTTTCGTCCACTGTGCCGCTGCATAGAAGCTGGTACACTGTAACAGGGTGTTTTTGGCCCTGTCTATGCAGGCGTGCGTTAGCTTGCTGGTATAGCTCTAAGTTCCAGCCCGTGCCGTACCAGACTATATAGTGGCCGCCTTGCTGCATATTAAGCCCAAATGCCGTACTTGCCGGGTGCGCTAATAAGACGTCTATATTACCGGCGTTCCACTGCTTTAGGTCCCCGGCGTCTTTGTATATGCAGACGTTAAGGCCCTTTAGCCTTTTTGCGATCCTGGCTGTATCGTGCTGGTATTGATAGAATACTAAGACGCTGGCACCGTTAGCCGCTTCCACGATTTCGGCCAAACGGTCTAATTTTTCATCGTGGATTTCGTGTACGTTTCGATCGTCGTCGTAGATTGCCCCGTTAGCAAACTGGCTTAATTTATTCATCAGCGCAGCTGCGCTGTTTGCCAGTACGTTTGCCGCTTCGCCTTCGTGGGCGTCCTTAAATTCTAAAACCTTATCGCGTTCAAACTTTCTATAGGCTTCGGCCATTTTTAGCGATAGTTCTATTTTGATTTTGTGCACGATCATATCCGGAAGCTGTAAATAGTCTTTAGCCTGCATACTTAGGCAAATATCGGCTATTTTGTCCCTAATAATCTTATCGCAGCCCTTCTTCACGTCGCAGCGCACTACTATGTTATTCCACCGGTGTTGCTCAAAATAAGTTTCGCGGTATCTGGTAACGGATTTACCCAGCCTTTCGCCCTGGTCTATACAGTACATCTGCGCCCATAGGTCTATAAGGCCGTTAGGTGCCGGCGTCCCGGTTAGACCTATTACACGCTTCACGGAAGACACAGCTATACGCATAGCCTTAAATCTTTCACTTTTTGCGCTCTTGAAGCTGGTTAGCTCATCAATTACCAGCACGTCGAAGGGAAGCTGGCCGCCGTACTTACCTACCAGCCATACGAAGTTATCACGTCCGGTAACGTAAACGTCCGCCTTTGTAGCCAGGGCTTCGCAGCGCTTTTTCTCGGTGCCTAAAACCTTGACTACTTTAAGGCCCTGTAGGTGGTCCCATTTTTCGGCTTCCGTGCTCCAGGTCGTTTCTGCTACCTTTTTCGGCGCTACTACCAGGATCCGGCTAACTTCGCAGTCGTCGATTAACTGCTGTAGTGCGGTTAGTGTGCTTACCGTCTTACCCAGTCCCATATCCAGGAAAAGGCCGCAGCGGGGTTTATCTAAGATCCACTGCATAGCGGTACGCTGGTACTCATACGGTTTATATAACATAGCCCAGATCTTCTAAAACGCCGTTTATACTTTCCTTACTGTCGCAGACATAAACGCAGTGGCCGATACTTTCCAGCTCTGCTATACGGATCTTTTGCCGCTTGGACGTTGTGCGGCCCAGGCTTTTTAATTCAAACCACAGGCATCGGCCCCCCGGCATAAGCGCCACGCGGTCCGGATAGCCCGCCATATTAGCGTTAGCGTATTTAAGGCAGACGCCGCCCAGGCTCTTTACTACTTCGCATAAATAGCGCTCTATAGATTTTTCCGATACTTCGGCGTGTCTTACGATATTTTGTACTTTATCCATTGTTTCAGCGGTGTAAACTGTAAACACAGCGGTTATAAACTATAGGGCTATACGCATACACGTGTTTATTTTTCCCTTTTTATGCGTTCCTAACTACTATTTACAGGGTTTTACTATTTATAGCTATATTATAGTTTACTTAGTTTACTTTGATTATAAAGTGTTTATTTTTAATTGTTTAGTGGTAAACTGAACAGGTAAACCGATTAGTAAACCTATTTTTTGCGTTTACTCCTATTTCGTTTTTACGCTTTGGCTACTCTCCATATTTCGGTTTACCTTTTATAGTATATCGTCGTCCGGGTTTACTTGCTCAATACGCCTAAATCCTTTTTGGATACCGTATAATTTGGCAGCGTGTTTGGTCGTACTTATTCGCTCCCAGTTAGGTAAAGCCGATAATAGCTTACATACCTTTCGGGCTATGTACTTATAGTCTTTATCGGTCATTTCCTTGCCCAGCGCTTCGCAGATAAATTCGGCAGCGCATACGCGCGTCCGTATTTCCGTGCCTGCCGCCATAGTTGGATCGCCGCCGGCGTCGCGTAGCCATTCCCGGCGCTGCCGTATATCCTTTAGCCCCCAGTCGGAAGGTAGGCGGGTATCTAAATAAGTCGTCAGCATATTTATTATAGGGTCGTCGCTGTCGTCGTTAAATTCGGCCTGCATTTGCCGCGCTTGGATTTCCAGGGCTTCGTCTTCCAGATATAGTTTTTCGCCGCTCTTCCAAATAGCCACGGCTTCGGCCCATAGTTGATCGCGGTCACGGATTATAGCCTGCTTCCAGTCTTTGTATTTTCGCAGCGCCGGATCTACGGCTATTACCCAAAAGCGCCGGTTTCCTGTATCGCCTTTCAAAAAGTGTGTTTCGTTGGTAGTTCCGCAGAAGACACACTGGCGCGGGTGTTCAGCCGCGCGTCTGTCATAGGCGGCGCGGTATATATCTACGCGCTTGGATAGGTAGGCTTTTACGCTCTCCACGTCGCTACGCTTAATACTGGATAGTTCGCCTAACTCTATTATCCAGCTGCGCCGTAGTTGGTCCATACCTTCTTTGCCTTCGGTAGTGGTTACACTGTCGTTAAACCATTTCCCGCCCATTATATTTAGCAGGGTGGATTTGCCGGCGCCCTCCGGTCCGGTCAAAATTAGGCACTGGTCGTATTTAATACCCGGTTGGAATATGCGCGCTACCGCTGCCGTAAAATGTTTGCGCGTCATAGTGCGGTTTATTTCGGTGTCGGCGGCGCCGATATAGTCTATAATAAGGTGCTCCAGTCTGGGCGTGCCGTCCCATTGCAGGCCGTCCAGATATTCGCGTATAGGGTGGAAGCTGTGCCGGGTTAGTATAGCTGTCATAGCGTCGTTAATCTTCTCTTTGCCGGTTATATCGTAGTTCTTTTCCAGCCAGACGCGCAGGTTAGCGTCGTCGCGATCCGTCCAGGCGGTAGCGTGCGCGTTCCACGGCAGCGGGCCGCGCACTGTGTCGAAGCCACTAAATAGATCCATACATACTTTGCCGGCCAGGGCTGGATCGTTTTCCAGTATCAGCATAATGTTAGACACATTGCTAATAAGTCTGCCGCTTTTGGCGTATTCTAATTCGGCCTTCCAGTCGTCCGTATAGTCTTCCGGTGTTTCCACTTCGGCGAAGTCGTCCGCCGCCGACGCCTGGCGCTCACGTGCCATAAGAAGGCGCACGTTTTTATCCTGGGCGCAAAATTCCTGCATAGCCTGGTAGCTGGGCTTCCTGGTTACGTCGGTAGTGCGGGTGCCTTCGTCCCTCACTCCGAAAAGGTGGATACGGCACAGGTCGAAGGCATTGCTTAGCTGCTTGCCCGCCGGATCTGTTTCATGGTGGCTGTATGCGTATTTGCCTTCGTAGCATACCAGGCCACCAGCTACGCTTCCCAGTTTGTAGGTATATCGGCCAGGTGTGGCGGTAGGCTCGTAAATATCGGCCAGGAAGTTGTTAATAACGTCTTCTATGCTATACGCACGGCAGAAGGCGCCTATTAGTCCGGGTTTCTCGGTCGGATCTCCGGCCTTCTTAGCCAGGTGTGCCACTACATCGCCTTCACGACTTGACATCGGCCAGGCGGATACGTCGAAGGGGTCCACATACTGCGCCAGGATTTTATCCACATCGCAGGCGGGGCCGTCCTGGTATTCAAAAACGTAGGGCGCGTCTTTACTTGTGCTGGGCCAGTAGAAAAGGCGCGGTAGTTCATAGGTTGTGTCGTCGAAAAGGTCTATACCCAGTTCGGCGGCGATCTTTCGGCAAAGTGGCTCATACTCTGCCGGCTTTACCTGCCTGGATAGTGGAAAAACCAGCCTATAACGCGGGTGCTCCTGGCTATGTTTGTGCGTGCTGTATAGCATAGCGGCGAAGCCGAAGGCCATAGTAAAGTCGTCCCATACGTCCAGCGTGCCGTAGTCTATATCCAGTGTAGCCACGGTACGGTAAAGCACGTTAGCATTTTTGCGCACGCCTTCGGCCAGGTATCCGCCGACGAAGCCGCCGACGTCCTTAACATTGCTTTGTTCTTCTCGGCTCATACGGGCGTATTCCGCTGCCGTTTCTCCGGTGCGCTGGGTTTGCTGGCAACGCTCTACCAGTTCGGACCATTGCCAGTGCCGGTTACGCCACTTTTTAGACGTGCGGCTGTGCCCTGTAGCCAGATCTATAGTAAAATCATTCTTTAGCTTCATCGCAGGCACGTTTAATTAGATCCTGGAAATAGGGCTTGTTTTCTTTGTGGATACTAAGCGTAATAAGGTGCTTACCGTTGAGCACTTTTGCCACTCTTGCTTCGTAGGGCGTGGCTTCGTCGTCCAGGGCTTCGTAAATGCGGCGCAGTGCCTTTGCCGATATTGTACGGCTTAGTGTTGCTGTATATTTGTTAGTCGTCGCTTTCATACTCATTGTCTTCTATATAGTCCTGGCACGCTTCCTGGGCGTATTCTACGCTGTTGTCTGTTAGGCTACATTCACAGCCTAAATAGGTGTGCAGACATAAAAGGCAGCTACCACAAATTTTTGTATTTTCTTCCGTCATTGATTTTTATATTTATCGCTGTTATACCGCCTACGGCGGCCCCGGCCATAAAAGGCCGGGGTTTTAATATCTTAAAATGCGGCCACCGCGCGGACGGCGTACCCGTTGTACTTGAAGTTGTAGTACACGTTGCCACTACTAAAGTGCACGTTCCAGGCGTTGCCCTGGCTGTACTCCGTGCTACTCCAGTACCAGGTATCCTTTAGCTGGTTGCCGCCTACGATTTCTAAAGCCTGGTTTATCTCATTGCGTAGATAGCACATTTCTACCAGTACACCCAGCGCCGGTATATTCCAGCCGTCGCCTACGATTTCGCCCAGGGCGGCGTTATCCTCTATAAGTTGGCGGGTGTTTGCTTCGCTGTCGAAGTCGTGCAGGGCGTCGCACTCGCGATCCAGGTAGCGGGCACGCTTCTTAGCTTCCACGTCATCGGGAAGCAGCACTACTTCGTCGTGTTCGTGTAGGGATACGCAGAAGCTAACGCCGGCGCGCTGCACGCCGATACCTATACACTGTTCCTTCTGCTGTTCGGTCAGCTGGGTGCGGTATTCCTTTGCCACTTTCCCGTCGGGCGTGTTGAGCACGAAGTATATACCGTCCGGGCGTCCGTTTGTGGTGGTTTCTTTGGCGGGACCTTGCACGAAGTTATAACAGTCACGGGCGTGATCCACATCGTAGCGTGTTGCTTGAAGCAGCGCGTAGCGCAGTTCTTTAGAGTTGTTAATTACTGTTTCCATTTTGTTTTGTTATTTAGTTTTCATCAAAAAGTGATTTTTGTAATTTGTGGCTGGCATACCAGTTTTTTATATTTTCGCGGCTCGTCCACCACTCAAATATTTCTTCGTCGGTCATTTCGGGGTAGCTGTTAGCATAGCCGTTTTCGCGCAGTATTCGGATAGTGCGCATTATTATAGCTTTATACTTCGGGTATTCTTTGGCGTCGCGGGCTATGTTCTTTTTGCTTGACATCGGGCAAAACAGGCAGCCTAAACGTGTACGCCCCGTATCGTATAATTCGCAGTGCGGGACTTTTACAACATCATTAAGGAAGTGCCATACGTCCTGCTCCGTCCATTCGATAATCGGGTTAATTATAATTTTGTCTTTGCCTTTTACGCACTGGACGCCTTCTACTTCTTTTTCTCGCGTAAATTGGTCTAACTGCTCCAGCGTACCACTGAATTTTCGCCGGCTAATTTCGGCTTCGCTGCGAAGGCTACGCCGATAACTTTCTGCGTGTCTTACTCCAGTTAGGGTAACAGTTCCAGCGCCTTTGGTTTCTTTGAGTTCTGCACAGCAAAAACGCATTAGCATTGTAGGCAGCGCCTTTTTCTTAATACATAGCTGGGAAAAATTTAACGCGGGCCTGTCTATTATCACATCTGGATATTGGCGCTTAATAAAATATACCAGTTCCGGCGGGTCTAAAGTAGTTAGCGCGTAGTGTGCTTCAAACTTAACGCCGGCCAGCTGTGCTACGTGGTAAAGTGTTTGGCTGTCTTTGCCACCGCTAAAGGCCAGATAAAAGCCTTTATCATAGTAGCGAAGTGCCAGGCTTTCGGATTTCCGTAGCAGGTCTATACTGTGCTGTAGTTTTTCGTCGAAGCTCATAATTTCTTTAGTTTTGTCCCCCCCCCCGGTTACGTCGGGTATCGGCTCACCGAAAAGATTTGTTTGTATTACCATATTTGATTATTTAGAAAATTACTATCATTGAAGGGAAGGGCGCGGCGTTTTTGGCATTGCCGAATTTTAGCCGGCCTTTTATAAATCTTACTTCTTTTGCTTGGTGGTAGATAAATTCGTGGAAGTATCGGGTATCCGTCCGGGCTGGTATCAGCATTACTACTGTAGTGTTTGGGTGTCGGCTCTCGGTGTGGCACTTCTTTACCCAGTCGTAGATCTTCCGGCCATAGGGCGGGTTACAAAATACCCGTTCCCCCCCCCACGATTGCGCCAGGCCGTCGTCTTCCGGCGTGTAGTATTTAGCGCATTTTGCGTTATCGGGAAGGGCGCAGGGATCCAGCGTAAAATTAAATTCGGCGTTCAGTTCGTCGAAAAGATTTTGCGGGGTAGCCCATACTTCGTTAGCACTGGAAAATAGTACACGATCCATAGCTACTTTAATAGGTAAAGGTTACGGCGGGTACGTTCTACGTTAGTCTGCTGGTCGCTTTCCACGTTGGCGGCTTCGCCGTGTTCGCTTAATATTTCTTCCACCTGGGCCACACCGAAGGCGCCGCGCATAAAGCATAAAAACTTTGTGCCGTTGCTTAGTTCCACGATATAGGCGCTATCGCGGTCGCTACTTATTTTCTCGCACGTACTGGCGCTAACTGTGTAGTTTGGGTTAAACTCTATTACGCCGTTTTTGGCGGTCCATTCTTTTTCGCCGTAGCGGCGTATAGCCGTGTAGCGGAATTTCAAAAACTTTTTCTGAAACATCGGTTTAATCTTTTAAGTAGTAGGGTGTCGTATATCCTGCGCCTTTTAGCGGAAGGTCGCGGCACCATTCGATCGGTTTACTAAATAGGGCTTCAACGTCAGCCAGTGTTTGCCCGGCTTCGGCTTCTACTACTATTTCGTCGTGGATATGAAAAACGGTATTTAGTCCGGCGCGATGCGCCCGAAGGATTACGAAGCCCAGAATATCGCGGGCTATAGACTGCACTATATTTTCAGTCAGTTTCCCGCCGTAGGTGCGTATCTTCTCCCACTTTTTCGTAGTCTGGTTTAAGCCCTCATACTCTATAATTTCGTGGTTGCCGCGCCAGCCGTCGCCGTATTCTATGCCGACACTTGCACGCGGGTAGCATATAGTACGGCCAGACGGTAACGTAATAGTCAGCAGGCCCCAGCGGCGGCTAACTATAATGCCACGGTGTATTTGTATGCTGCCACCTTCTTTAAGTACGCGCGTAGCGGCTTTTTCTACGATAGTCCACAGCTTTACGATACGTGGATTAGCTTTACGCCAGCGGTTAGTTATTTCTCTTTCTTCGTACTCGGTCAGCCCCATACGGCTACCGCCCATAGCTTCCAGGGCTGCCACGCCGCCGCCGTATCCTAACGCCAGCACGGCTATTTTACCTTTTTGCCGAAGCTCTGCGTTAGCCCCGTGTTTTTCTACTGGTACACCAAACATTTGCGAAGCCGTAGCGCAGTATATATCGCCGCCTTTTCGGAATACGTCCAGTACCCAGTCTTCGCCAGCCAGCCAGGCGATAACACGGGCTTCGATAGCTGAAAAGTCGCATACGTGGAAGGTGCAGCCGGGCTTAGCTATAAAGGCAGTACGTATAAGTTCGCTAAGTACCTGTGTAGGGTTAGCGTAGTTTAGTTCCAGGTTGTCCAGATCGCCGGCCTTAACCAGTTGCCGCGCATAGTCCAGATCTACTAAATGATTTTGCGGTAGGTTTTGCACCTGTACCAGTCGGCCAGCCCAGCGGCCAGTCCTGGCAGCGCCGCAAAATTGTAGTAGCCCGTGTATTCGTCCGTCGGCGCATACGCACGCCTGCATAGCGTTGTACTTCTTGTTACTGGTCTTTCCCATTTCGCGCCGGATAGATAGTACACGGGCGGCCTTCGGCCAGTATTGCAGCTGCTTTTCGATTTCGTCCAGGCTCTTTTTGTTAAGCGAAGCGAAGGCCAGGCCGGTAGCTTTGCGCAGGTATTCTTTGATCTGCGTAGGGCTGTTAGGATTATCCATACCGGTTAGCTGCTGCGCTTCGGCCAGCAGGCGGGCTTTATATTCTTCGTCGAAGCGGGCGGCATTATCTACCAGCTGGCGGTCGATCATTACGCCACGGTCGTTAATAAGTTGGTCCACGGTGTATAGTTCTTCGTCGAAGGTCGCAGGCTCCAGGCGTCGCACTTTGGCTAATATAGCCTGCTCTACCTCTACATCGCGGATATTATATTTTTTGAATATTTCCCAGCGGTCGGGCGCGTCGCTTGGAAGGTGGCGTATAATTGTACCGTCCTTTTTTCTGGTAGGGCAGGAAAAATAGCGGATAAGCGCGGCGCCTTCTTTCATTTTGCCGTCGGCCAGTTTCAGCACTTCGCCACACTGGCCCAGCGATAGCGGCAGGCCCATACGTGCGGCGCGTACCATTGTGCAGCGCCACTGCGCCGGATCCATTAACGGCCAGCCGTAATACTTGCTAATACAGATGCGTTCAAATGCGGCATTAAAGGCAGTTTTAACTACGGCAGGATCGCGCAGGACGGCCACTACTTCGTCCGGTAGTGTTTCGCCGTTGGCAAAGTCGCAGCATTGCACCGGGCCGCCGTCCACGCTGTACGCAAAAAGCAAAATAGTAAAGTCTTCCGCTTCTACGTACTTGTAAACGCCGCAGCTTGGCAGGTCGTTACTGCTGTAGGTTTCTATATCTATGCCTAATTCCTTCATCGGTCGCGCAGGGTATTATAGCGAAGTTTGAGGTTTACTACTTGGCGCAACTTTTCGGCATTGCGGATAGTAGCGATCTGGTTAATACCGCTTATCCGGTCAATAACAAAGGCCACAGCGCCAGTGCACAGGATTACGTCGGCGCTGCGTAGCGGATCGAAGTTTTGGCCGTCTGCCTGCTGGGCGGCATAGTACCAGGTAGCCGACGTAATAAGCAGGTCTGCCAGCTCGTCGTATTCGGTGTTATGCAGATTAACTTCGTAGAAGTCCACGAAGGCTTTAGGGTCTTTTATTTCGGCGGCTTCCTGTTCTTTGTCCGGTGTCGTGCGCCCAGCGTCCACAGCCGCCCAGTATTCGCGCTGCTCATTGCCTACAGCTTGCAGACAGCCCATACAGCTAACATCTTTGCCGCGTGCGGTTGCTGCGTCATATGCGCGTTGTGCTATTTGGTTTATTAGTCTAAACATAATTTTAGAATTAAGGCAGCCCGCACAGGATAGCCCATACGGGCTGCCGGTTGGTGGTGTTAGTGGTTTACAGGTCTTCGTCGTCTTCCATATCCACGTCGGCGAAGTCGCTTTCTGCGCTTGCGCGTCCGCCCAGGTGCTCGTCGTCCTTAAACTTCATTACGTTGTTAAGGCCGACGGCTACGCCGCGATTTCCGCTAACGTCGTAGGGGAAAAAGGTTACGGAAATTACAGCCCACACGCCGCTATAAATTTCTTCTTCGTCCACAATCGGGGTACGATCTTTGGCGATAATGCCAGGGCGTGTAGTACACTTGGCATTTACATAGAAGTGGTCGGCGTACACTTCGTCGCCGTCTTTGTCGGTATCGCCGTCACGCAGCGGCAGGTCCAGTTTTTTAGGCTCTTTGCCGCTCCATTTCGATACGATACCGGTTTTCTTTGCCGCTTCGATTGCGGCGCGCAGCGCATTTACGGTTTCCTTTTCCGATTTTGGGATAAGTACGTTAGTCATGTACTTTCCATTTTCAGTATCGCCGTCTGGGGCATACTTGGTAAACAGGTGGGTGTACGACAGGCGGCAGGGACCAAATACCACGGTGCGGCCTTCATTTTTTACAATCGGTGTTATCATCGCTTTTTCGTTTTATTTACTCCTGGAATACGCCAGGCCGTTTTTTGTTATTCTTTACGGAAGCCGTGTATAGCGATACCCAGTAGCACGGCGATATATAAAGCCCAGAAGGGGTGCTGCTTTACAGCGTTAAATAGTTCCCAGATCATAGTGTTACGTCTTTAAAGTCATCGGCCACGGGGTCTATAGCTTTACGTTTGTCGCTTTCCGGGGCCAGTGTTGGTTTGCCGGCGGGCTTTTCTATGAAATCACCTGCCAGGGCTGCAAATTGTTTCTTCCCTATTAGCTTTTCCAGGTCGGTAATAGTGCGTAGTTCCTGCGGCTTGTAAATCTGTTCGGACAGATATCCGGCGGCATTTAGCGCGGCGGCGGCGCCCTCCTGGTTTACGATTTTTCGGTTACTACGGCCTTCTACTACTTTCCAGCCCGGAAGCTGTACACCATTTAACGCTTGCTGTAGCGCGTAGTCCTCTATGCCGGTTAGCCAGGTTTTCACAGTTGGAAGGATAGGCAGTATATCTTCGGCCAGCTCTTTTGCGTTTATCAGCTTCGGGTCTTTGGCGGCTGCGTCGGCGCACAGTTTCGCCAGCGCTCTACAGCTGCTTTTAACTTTGCAGAATTGGCACCACTCGCCCGGCTTTTGTTCGCCGTTTCCGCTGTATGCTATTAGGGCTTTCGGGGCCAGTTCGTTTGCAGCCCAGGCCAACAGCTCGTCGGTGCTAACTTCGTACTCGCTTAGATTGTCTATACGGGGCTGTACGATTGTCATACGCACGCGCTGTATATTGTAGTCGAAGTTAAATTTATCGTAGGCACCCAGGCCATAAATAAGCATTTGCGGATTTTTCCACGCGCTTACTTTTACGCCTTTACCGTACTTAAAGTCTATAACTTCCATAGTGCCGTCGGCGATAATAATAGCGTCGGCGGTGCCAAAGGCGTCCGGGATATATTGCCCGAAGGCCAGGCGCGTTTCTACCAGCAGCTGTGCGTCTTTAACCAGGGCGCGCGCTGCGTTGTACTTCTCCAGCACGATAGCGGCGTAGGTATCCGTATATTCGTCCATTTCCCCGGTATGGTATTGGGCGTTAAGTTCGGCTATCTCCTTTTCTTCGTCGTCAGTCGGAAGGCTTAAAAAGGTCTTTAGCTTTTTGGCGCAGTGTGCGTGTGCCAGCGTACCTTCTTCCGCAAAGGTGCTACCGGTATCTTCTACGTTAGCTTCCAGGCGCGGGGCGGCAGTACAATTTAGCCAGCGGTGCGCCGCCGAAGGGCTTAATAGTGCGTGTGCTCCCATAGCTTAAAAAGGTACTTCGCAGGTTAATTCCCCGTTCTTTATTATAAGCTCGTCACACTGCATTATAAAGCGGGCGCGTGTATCGCTATCGGGTAAAGCGCTGGGCTTTTCACTGCCTAAGATACTGGCGATACGCTTAAATTCGCCGGTTAAAATGCGGTGCCATTTTTTGTAGCCTTCACCGGTAGTGTTTTCTTTGTAGTCTTCACCTTCGATACGTCGGCGGGTGCGATCCATAGCGGCGCGCACATCAGCTTCGGTGTATTCCTTCGGCTGGTCGGCTTCCGGTACCGGTGTTTCGGCTGGTTGCACGGGTGCGGCTTCGGTGGTAGCGATAGCCACCGGTGCGGGCTGGTGTTCTACTACTTCGGCTGGGGCTTCCATTTTAGACGGTGCCGGTGTTACCGGTATCCGGTCTGGGCACGTTCTTTGGCCGCAGGCAAAGGCAGACAGCAGCGCGTATAGCTGTTCTGTTACGCCTACCTGGACGTGCACGTTAATGTTAAATTCCTTCATCTTATTGCTTTTTAGAAGTTCTTAGAAAATTCCGTTAATTCGGGTATCGTGCCACGCTTTTCCCAGTGTCTTACAAGGCGGTGCCCCACGTACCAGGCGCCGAAGCCCACGGCCTTAGTAGATACTAATACCCACGTCCACGCCAGAAGCGGCAGGGTGTCTTCGGGCACTGCGAAAGTGCCGCACATTGCTACAAAGCCCACGATAAGCAGAAGCCAGTAGCGATAATTTTTAATTACTTTGATCATCTTTACGAAAATTATAGGGTTTTACAAATAGGTGGCTTCCCAGCATTTTATTATCTGTTGGCCTGTTGTGAATTTTGCCCGGCCTGCCTTCCGTACCTGGAAGCGGATACAGCCGTTATCTTCCCAGCGTTTGATCGTATGCCGTTCCACACCTAAAAGCCTGGCGGCTTCTGTTTGTGTGTACCTGGCAGCAGGATCACACGTTGGCTTAGTCGGTACCATTGCGCGTAACGGTCAGTGTTAAACCTTCGCTGCGACAGGAAAAGCGGCAGCCTTCCAATTTTCGCATAGCATAGGCGGTGTTTTTTTGGCTATCCAGGTCGTAGCCGTTAGCACACTGCACCGTAAGCGTTTCCCCGTCGCGCATTGCTCTAAGACGCTCCCGGGTAATTCTTTCAGTCGTTTTTTGCTCTTTTTCTACCATTTTTTAACTTTGTTCGTTTGTTCGTTGGTGCTTTAGAAAATTTTGCCTACCTTTGCGACGAAAAAATTTTGGTCTGGTCTGGTATCCCGCCGTAAAGGCAGGCAGCCTTTTCTATGCCCGTTTCGTTGGTTTGTTGGTTTGTTCGCTGCAAAATTAGACGATTTCGGGTAAACCACCAAATTTTTTGCAGGAAAAATTACCCTTAAACGGGTAAAAAGTTCAAACACGGGTAAAAGCCCGTCGGAAACGCTACGAAAATATGGACGATTTACACGAAAAAGGCGTGCGGGATCGTATCGCGCACTTGCAAAAAGAAAAGGGATTTACCGAAAACGGGTTGGCCGACGGCGATACACCCACCCAAAAGCGGTTAAACCGTCAGCTTAGCCACGGGTCCGCTATAACGCTGGATACGTTGCTGCGGATCCTGGAAAAATACCCAGACGTGTCGGCAGATTGGTTGCTGCGCGGTTGCGGAGAAATGTATTTAACTACCGGCGGCGTTACAGGTGCTAATAAGGTTATAGGGCGTAACGCTACAATAATAGGTCAGCAGGGCTGCGCATTGTCGGAAGACTTCGTGCGCGATCTTCTGGCCGAAAAGGATAAGCAGATACAGACGTTACTAACTTTATTAGGTCAAAAATGAAAAAGGTATTATGGATTTTTACGGCCTTCCTTTTGGCTGCTTGCGGCGAAGACGTAGATACGCCGGTGGATATAGACGGCGTGTATAAGGCGGACGCTATGGACCTGGAAATAACTATGCAGGTTAAAAACGAAAAGTGTGCCAGCTTCGCCGTATCAATTAAAGGCGATAACTGGCACACGTGGAGCGATGTTACTACTATAGGAAACTACCCAAACTACGTATATACGGTTAGTGATATGAAGGTAAAAGCCCACTACAAAGAAGATCGCATAGACGCCACTATGGACGGCGTACTGCATACAGAATATATAGACGGCCCAAACATAATAAGCCAGCAGGCTACCAGCTTAAATAACGTGCCGATAGTTTTCTATAAACAATAATGCAAAATTTCAGCAAATAAATTTTATACAGGTTTAATATGTTGATTTATAAGTAGTTGTAACACCCCTATTTATATAAAGAGGAAATTTACGAATTTAATTCCATGTTTGCAAAATTCTGGTAAGGATATTTTTATCAAATTTCACGCCTCTTTCCTGACTTCGTCAATGCGTCACCCAAAACTCATCGGAGAATAACGGTGCGATTCGTTTGTGTCGTTCCATAATCATGGTTTTACGGATAATCTCCTTATTCAGTGGGAGTCTTA